CTTCCTAAGAAGGCTACTGAAGACAAGTTTAATGAGTTACATAACCTCGTCACTGAAGACTTTCTACGGAGAGTCAGAAGTGGTGAGGCTAGTACAGCAGACTTAAAGGCTGCATGTGATTGGCTTAAAACCAATGATATCACAGGTGTAGCTTATGAAGGTAGTCCAATGGATAAATTAAATAAGATCCTCCCAACAGTCAGTTCTGAACTAGTACAACGGAGAATGTATGGCTCCAAAACGCGCTAAAAAACCCGGTAAGACTTCACGGTATTACCAATCTGCTAAAGGCCGGAAGTCCTATAATAAGCAGAAAAGAAAACAAAAGAAAATTAACAGCACCGCTGCTAAGAAAAGATACCGTAGATTACTTGCTCGTAGGCGTAGGAAACTAGGTATTATGGGTAGAGGCGGTAAAGATGTATCACATAAAGGTAATCGTCTTTCATTAGAAATCCCTAAAACAAACCGAGCAAGAGGAGGTGCTAAAAGAAAATGACTGATAAACAAATCAAAGCTAAAATTAAAGAGATAGAAGCTAAGTATGGTATAAGACTTGGCTACAATAAAGGTAGAGAGTGGGATAACTATCGTACCAAGTTCTTTAAACCTTCTGGTGTTAAAGGTGATGTAGATACTAGATTACCTAAAGATAAACGTACACATTTTATTAGAAATGATGCACATTTTCAATCAATACAAAAAGAAATCAATGAAGCTGGTCAAGAAGTTGCTGGATTAAGACAAAGACTTAAAGATAATAAGCAATTAGATAAACAAATTAAAGGAAAGGAATTTCAATTAAAATTATTAAAACGTGATAATCGAAGTTTATTATCTTTAGCTAGAAAAACTTTAAGTAGAAAAACAGTAGACGGAGGTAATAGATTCGTCCAACAAAGAACTGCTTTTGTAAATGAAAAACAAAAAGAGCTTGATCAATTAAAGATACAACGAAATCAACCTATATCTACAAACTCTACGAAAAAACCTGAAGTTAAAACTGAGTATAAAGGTTGGGATTGGAACCAAGATACTGAGGTAAATAAGATTGATAATATAATTAAAAATCAGGATACTAAGGTTAATAACCAAAGTCTTACCATACCTGTATCTAAAAATAAAGACCATATGCCTATAAATAATAACAATAAAGAATTGAGTATAGTTAAATGACTTTATCAGGATCAAAACCTAATCTTTTAAGTACCGCAAGGTTAGCGAATAGAGCTATTGGTGATGATACAGCCTATAATCCTAGAGAAGACGATAAGGTTTATTTAGGTACTAGACTTCTAGATTCAATAGAGAATCAGGTTATAGGAGGAGTTAAATGGTGGCAAGAACAATCTGAAGATAAAGAAGGTATATATGATGATATGTTTAGATTAATAGGTGGTGGTGCTAAGAATGTAGCAACTGCCATCTCATATATACCCGGTGTAAAGCAAATAGGTAAAGCAGAAGACTGGATAGCAGCTCAAGCTAGAAGTTTAAGTACAACTGTAGCTCCTGAACTAGATCCACGATATGCAGGATGGCTTGCAAGGTTTGGTACTGGCGTACTAACAGATAAAGGGTTAGGAGTAGTTACTAAAGCTGCTAAAGCTAGGGTATTATCAAAAATAGATGATTTTACAGGTTTATATGGTGGTGTAGGTACAGCAATGGATGTATCAGGTGGAACTGTAGATACTATAAGAAGATGGCCTGACGGCTCAGTAGCTCAAAACCCATACCTAAGACTATATAAACGAGAAGATGCTGCTAGAATAGGTCAAGGTTTACGAGATGCTGTACCACCTAAACCATCAGCAGCAACTAAATGGGATGCAAAGATGGATGATATCTATAATTTATTAACTGGTAGAGATCCAGATTTACCTACAGCAGGTGTTGAGGAACTTCAAGGAATACCATTACATACGCCAAAAAGCTACAAAGGACCAAAGTTTAAAAAACATCATCCAGCTCCATTAGCACATATTGCAAGAGCTCTTGACTATTTAACAGATGCAGGTGTAAGAGAAGGAGCTGACTATTTAGCAGGAAGAATGGGATTTAATCTTGGTGATTTTCAACCGGGAACACTTATTGAAGATATGTTCCATAGTAAAATGCATAGACTCTTAGATGATAGCTTAGGTACTTCTAAAGGGGGTCTTTTATATAAACTTGAGAAGAAATACTTTGGTAAGCGTAAACTATCAGATGGTATTAGTTTAGAAGAACGTATATCAAGTGGATTTATGGATGAACTTGCTGATGTACTACTAGAACAGAAAGGTTTTATAGAAGATTGGTATAGAGCTTTAGTTAATAGAGCAGAGTTTAAAAAAGTATCTATAGAAGAATACGTTAATGAAGCAGCTGAAACAGTTAAAGCAGATAAAGTATTAAAATCAGTTATAGCTGGAAGAAGAACAAGAGAAAAAGGAATTAGCGATTTACTTGATGAATTAATTGGCCTTGAAAATAAAGAACTCAGAGATACCATGAAAGATTTACAACAACTTTCTGAACCAGAAGATATATTACTTTCACCAGAAAGTAGAAATCTCAAGAGACAACTTACATTTAATGCAAAGACAGAGTTCTTAAATGAAATAATGAATATGGATTGGGCAGGTACTAGTATAACAGATGCACGTAAAAAAATCTTTAAATTAATAGATGATTACGATTTACCATTTGAAACCGATAAATTTACACCAGAACAATTAACAGATCAAATAGTCGAGTCTTTACATAATCTAGATATTGACGAATCTCTAAATCCAGTATTAGCTAAAGAAATAAAAGATTGGTTAGGTAGAGAATGAATAATACTTTAACCGCCTTACAACAAGACTTCAAGCTCTTCCTACAAGCCCTGTGGGATCAGCTTGACTTACCTTCCCCCACACGAGCCCAGTACTCTATCGCTGACTACTTACAACATGGACCAAAAAGATTACAGATCCAAGCCTTTCGAGGTGTTGGTAAATCTTGGATTACTGGTGCTTTTGTGTTATGGACACTCTTTAATGACAACGAAAGAAAGATAATGATTATATCAGCCTCCAAAGAGAGAGCTGATAACATGTCAATTTTCCTACAAAAACTAATTATTGAAACCCCATGGCTAGCACACCTCAGACCGAAATCAGACGATTCACGTTGGAGTCGCATCAGCTTCGACGTCCATTGTTCTCCTCACCAAGCCCCAAGCGTAAAGTCGGTGGGAATAACTGGTCAGCTAACCGGAAGTCGCGCAGATTTAATGATCTTGGACGACATAGAGGTTCCTGGAAATTCCATGACGGAGTTAATGCGTGAAAAACTTCTTCAACTCTGTACGGAAGCCGAATCTATCCTTACCCCCAAAAGCGATAGCCGTATTATGTATCTCGGGACTCCTCAGACTACTTTTACTGTGTATCGTAAGTTGGCAGAGCGCAGCTACCGTCCGTTCGTTTGGCCAGCCAGATATCCCCAACAAGGCAAACTTAGTCAATACGAAGGGCTTCTAGCACCTCAGATACAAGAAGATATAGATGAAGGTGTAGAACCTTGGTCTTGTACTGATGATAGATTTAATAATGAAGACCTAATAGAACGTGAAGCATCTATGGGTCGGTCTAACTTCATGCTTCAATTTCAATTAGACACTAGCTTATCAGATGCAGAGAAATTTCCACTTAAAATGTCTGATCTTATTATCAGCAGTGTCAATCCTACTGAAGCTCCCGACAATATCATCTGGTGCTCAGACCCATCAAATGTTATCAAAGATCTCCCAACAGTTGGACTCCCCGGAGACTATTTTTACTCTCCTATGCAAATACAGGGAGAATGGACCCCTTACACTGAAACAATTTGTTCAGTTGACCCCTCTGGACGAGGAAGTGACGAAACAGCTGCCGCCTACCTCTCCCAAAAGAACGGTTTTATATACTTGCATGAAATGCGAGCTTACAGAGATGGATACACAGATAGCACCTTGCTGGATATACTTAGAGGATGTAGAAAGTTTGGAGTTACAAAACTTGTCATTGAAACCAACTTCGGTGATGGTATTGTAAGTGAACTGTTTAAAAAACACCTACAACAAACTAAACAAGCTATAGATATAGAGGAAGTTAGAGCTAATGTTAGGAAGGAAGATAGGATCATTGATAGCTTGGAGCCTGTTCTTAATCAACATCGCTTATGTGTTGATAAAGGTGTTATTGAGTGGGATTATAAATCTAATCCAGACGCAGCTCCTGAGCATCGCTTGTTATACATGCTTTTCTATCAAATGTCCAGAATGTGTAGAGAAAAAGGAGCCGTTAAACATGATGACAGATTAGACTGTTTAGCTCAAGGTGTTCAGTACTTCACAGATGCCCTCTCAATAAGCGCAAATGAGATGATTAAGGAAAGACACCGAGAAGAGTTTAGAGATATGCTGGAGGGCTTCCTAGACGACCCTCAAGCCTCTGCTAATCATATTGTTATGGGTATGAATCTACAACAAAGAAAAGAAGCTAGAGGTAAAGACTCTGGAAAGCCAGTCCCCACCTGGATTTAATTTGATGTCGCACGTATACAGGGGAAGGGAAGGGTGGACCCGACCCCCAGAGGAGGAATCTCACGATCCTCCTCTTACTATTTACTTGATATCATCATTTGATATCCCTTTAATTACTACCAATGACTACACCTAAACCTCCCAAACAGCTTAAACAGCGTTATTATTATTATTTTTGGTCTATAGCTACCCTAGCAGTCGTACTTGGACAAGTATATGTAGCTATCTCCTACCGGGGTCTTACACAAGCCCTATATAAAACTCTCCTCCCATGAATATAGAATTTGTTACACCTCCTAAAGTTGGAGGTTATATTAGAGTAGATTTAGATAATCAATGTAAGGATTTCCTCTGGAAACAAACTAGAAAAGGTTGGAAATCTTTTAATGCTAAACCTAGATTAGCTGGTAATATATCTCATAGTTATGATCTTATAGATGAAGATAACTTCTTCTTTAATAATGTATTAGCTGATTGTATAGATAAATATAAAGAGATAACTGGTGAACATATCATGTTCCCTGACCTTAATAGTGTAGTACAAGATATATCTTCTAAAGATTTTGAACTTTCCTCTTTCTGGTCTAATTACCAGTATAAACATGAGTTTAATCCCTTCCATCTTCATGATGGTGTCTACTCTTTCGCTATCTGGCTTCAAATACCTTATAATTGGGAACGTCAAACCCAACTTCCTCTCTTTAATGGTACTAAGAAGAATGATGTGATGGCTGGTAACTTCGTTTTTGAATTTACTGATATGTTTGGCCGTATCCTTGCAGAAACCTTCAGACTTGGACCGTATAGTGAAGGTACTATGGTCTTCTTCCCAGCTAGACTTAGACATGCTGTCTATCCCTTCTATAATACTGATCAACCACGTATCTCTATCTCTGGTAACATTACCCTTAAAAAATAACATAAATTTAAGAGGACAAGTATCGAGGGGACCGAGGACGAAGTCCCCCCAAGCGCGTCTGGAAAAACTTGAAAAGTGAAACAAGGACGGTGTTGACAGGGATATTGCTGTTTATTACTGATAAGATATGCTTATACTCTATAAAAGTCAAGCTATCTGTAGCGATTCAAGATAATAATAGATAGAGAACAGAATAAAGAAAGAACAATACAGTGCTGTACTGAATAGTACTGCTATCTACTGGATAGACTCAATGATACTGTGTGGTACTCAAGACAAAGCATAGTCAGATCGGCAAAGCTATGGTTATAATAGATACATCGAGACAAACCTCGATAGCTAATCAATCATCTAATACCCTGAGAAATCTTCTATAAACTAAATGAGAGCGTACTGCTTAGCACAAGTTCTTCAGCTAAAGACAAGTCCTAAGAGGTTTAATAACGTGAGTATTTATTGCTTTATAGTTCGTCACCAG